TAGACTTTAAAGCCTTATATTCAAGTGTTTTCTTATTTGTTTTTTCTGCTCTGACATTACCTTCAGAGATCAATTTATTTACTGGTATTGTGTTGTTCATTTATTTCCTTTGCTATTTGTTGGTTAATTTCTGTTATACTAACAGTTTTTTTATAAGGGTTATTTTTATTTAAAGCATCACATATTATATGTGCTATTGTCTTTACTGTATTTTTTTGTTCTTTTGTTCCATTTTTACGAGCGCCAATAAATATTTCATGGTATCCATTAGATACCCATGTTGATTGTCCATGATTTTGAGCTGTAACATTCCAATTATGTTTTGCCATTTTATTTAATATATCCTTCATTTTATTTAATATATCCTTCTATGTATAGGTCTATTTTTGATTGTAAGTATGCAAGTTCTGCATCTTCTTCTATTTTTCTTTCTAACGCTTTACCTGTTAGAAGCTTTTTTTTGGTTTTGTTTTTTGTTTTATTCATAAGTTTTATTTAATACTCTATCATATCGTCTGGATTGTATTCATCGTCTTGAGGGTATTGCGGTTTAACTCTTTGGTATTTTTCATTTTCTTTTATTGTATCATAAATCCATTTTCTTTTTCTTGATTCAATAAAATCACCTTCTGTTCTCATTAATGTATTAAGTATTTTTTCTAGTCTATCTGCAATAGCAATTTGAATTGATAATTCTATTTGTTCTTTATCTGAAAACTCGTAATCATTTTTTTCTCTATCATAATAATGAACTGCATTATGTAATTTTTTTAAATTATCAAGAAATCCATTTATGTTATTAGTGTGTTTTAAATACCCATCTTTTCTTGTAGTATGTGTTGCCATATTTTCTCCTTTTTTTTTATGTATAGATATTAGAGGGGGTAAATTTGCATAAGTACATAGTTTTATTATACTTATGAAAATTCCAAGGTGACAAAAATGTCATCTTTAGCACATGTAAATAGGTCAAAAATGTCCTATTTTGTAATTTATAGGGATGAGTTTTGCAGCTATGCTTTTCGCATTTAACTTATTTGATTTATCCTTCAACCGAGGTTTCATCAGACCCTGAGTTTTAATCTCAGAAACCCATCCCATTAGCTAATTAAATATGGGGAACAAGTTGGCTGATTGCATACCGCCCTATCGTCATAGTATTAATTAGTTCCCCAATTTAAATTTGCTCTGTTTTGGTGTCAAGGTACAGAGCAGACCTTGTTCGAGTAACAATATGTAGGGCGATATCTTCATTACGGCTACAACCTACTTGTTCTCTATTTTTTCTTTAGGTATTTATGATTTTGGTCAAAGTGTGTCATTGTAGGTACACCAACCCAATTACAAGCTATTTCATCAGCTTCTTCATAATTAGGGTAAATTAGTTCACCCCAAACACCATTTGTTGTATAGTAGCATTCATATCCAAAGGTATTCATTTCATCAATGATCCCTTCTGGGTTTTTAGTATAAAAGTCTAGACTAATTGTATTTTGACCTTCTATTACTTTTATCATTTTATTATCCTTTTTTTTACTTATTAAAGAGGTTAGGGTAGTTGCTTTCTGCGGAGTCCACAACTACCCTAAGGAGGATACGATAAGATTAATTATTATAAAGTCCAAGGATGCTTTTTAATGGGTTCTTTGTATTCAGCTTCAGACCAAATTTTATCGTTGAATAATTCTACTTCTCTTTCAAGTTCAAGTTGGTCTGATTCGTCTCTACTAATTACATTGTTTTGCCATCTTGGCTTATTAAATAATTCTTTCATATCTCTCCACATCTCAACTACGAACACTCCACAGATCACATAGAGTAATCCAACTGTTATATATCCTAACATTATCATGCGTATTTCCTCCTAATGCTTTTTATTATTCCCAATACTTCCTTATAAGCATCAATTTTAGAACCCATAGCTGATACTGCGCCTATATCACATCTATCATATTCATCATAATAAGGATTATCTTTTGAAGTAAAGCTTTCTAAGTCTTCTCTTTCTCTTTCTAACCTCTTTTCTATATTCATTATAATTATGTTAATTAAATTCTTCATTTATTCCTCCTAATGATATATGCTAATGACCAAGTAATAGGTCTAAATACTGCTAGTACTATAACTTTGGCAGTTAGATTAATGATGTTAATTATCGTTGTAATATATTTAGTCATAATTGACTCCTTTTTATTATTCTTTGAAAAGTTGCGTTTATTTAAGTGTAGGGATTAATAGATACGCCCAGCATAAACTAACTGAGCGTATCTATATGGATAGGTTATCTCTGAACTTTGAGCTTTGCCCAAATACCAGCCTTATCATTCTTAGGCTTGGCTTTGTATAGAATAGCCTGCCAAGAACCATTAGGGACTTTCTTCTTACCCTTAACCTTCTTAAAGCATTCCTTGAAATCTCTAATGGTAGGGATGTCTCCTTGGAAATGGTATTCTTTCTTGAGTGCTATCATCTGCTGAATGGTTTCTTCTCTATCTTCAGCTTTGCAGAAGAAAGTGAGTTTACTAGCAGAGTTAACTTTAGTATCAAAATCATCTTGAGACATATCCTCAATAGGTTGAGATATCTTCTTACCATCAGGGTCATACGGATTCTTCATTAAATTAAGTTGTACTGCATTATGTTCAACACTAGCGTCATAAGCTAAAATATGTAATTGCATAGAATTACTCCTTGTCTTTAGTTAATTAATTAAACTGGGGGTTTACCCCCCACAACGGGGGCGTTCCATCTTTAAGTTGGTGTGGCTATACTATTAGGTTGTATTTATGCAATAAATACTGGTGAGTATTGTGAGTGCGCTGTTGAGACAGTTCAAATGCTACTGTATGAACACTATACTGCATTGCATTTGAATAGCACAGAGCAAAACTCAACACCATCAGCTATGCGTGTGCCCAACTTAAAGGGGGTAGGGGTACTGTATATCTCTCCCACACATTCTACAACAAATTTTCAAAAGTAGGTAGAGCGACCAAGTTGTGTTTTCTTATCTTCAACTATGCCAAAAAAGTATTATAACCCACATACCGACTCAATGTCAGAATGGGATAGTGACAATGATAAATGGGTAACAGTTACAATGGATCAAAAGAATATTGATGATTTTCTGTTTTTAAGAGACTATATAGAAGCTGAAATGCAAATCGAGTCGTGTATAGAAATGCAAAAAGACGACTACGAAATAAAATTTGAAAATTTTTTAAAAAAAGACTTGAAAAATTAGATGGAATGGTTGTTTTTTATACAGTATATATACAGTACAGTATATAAACTGTATTATTATACTATGTATAATAATACTGTACAGTATATATACTGTAGTACTCATGGATTATTTAACTAGAAGACTCAAGGTAAATAACTATGAGGATATGACCTATCCCGTTTATACCAAAGAAGAAGCAGATGAAAAACAAATTACGTATAAACCTTGGAAAGATTGCGTTGCAGGGGATTTTGGTCTTTCCGATGATGGTTATGTCGCAGAATGCATTGCACATAATCAATATAAGACTAGCATTGAATTGCAATTTTCCTTTGGTAGAATGTGGCTTTCAGACAGAGCTAAGTTATTATACGAACCAAGAAGGTTATCTGGTAACTACGCCACTGTATCCACCGCATCCTTTGAATACTTGGAAGGAAAACACGCAAGAACTCAACGAGCAGTTGATATCTATACAAGAATGTTGCTTGGAGGAAACTCTATTGATTGGTCAATTATTGGAAAAGCGTACAGACCTGACCAAAAAAGACCCGACCTTACTGCAAAACGCTTATTTAAACAAGAGGCTGTCAAAAACATGGTAGATAAAAAGATAGATAAAGCATTAAAAGAAAAAGGAATTACGGAGGGAGAGGTTCTAGATGTTATTGCAGATGCAATTACACTAGCTAGAACAAAAGAAGACCCTGGCACAATGCTAAGAGGAGCAGAGCAATACATACGAATATTAGATATGTTGCCTAAAAAAGCAGTTCAAACAGATACAATGCAAATTGATATGACAAGTCAGATTGTAGATCAGATTGAAAAAGAAGAAAAAAGGGTCAAACTAGAACAAAAAAAGGAGATAACTGCAAATGGGAGCTAAAGGCTTATCACCAATGGCTGATAGAGAGCCTACATGGTACAAAAAACGCATTCTTTTGAAATATGTGGATGAAGAGCAGATGGAACTATTTTATGAGATTTTAAAGGCCATTGCAGAAGAAAATGGAATTAAGGTAGAAAATGGTGAAGCAGACTACATTATGGGTTCTGATTATTAACTACGCACACAAACGCAACTCGTTAGGTAAAATACACTAGGTGTCAGCAAAAGTTAATAACAAGGCCATCATAGAAAAACTGAGGCATGATATGGTTCTCTTTGGGAAAATAGCTATGCCTCAGATGTTCTCTGCTCCATCTCCTAAGTTTCATCACATTATTGCGGAAGATTTATTAAATAAGTCTGAAAAGCAAATAAATATTATTGCCCCTAGGGGTCACGCCAAAAGTTCTATTGTAGGTGGCGTACTCCCAATGTACCATTTGATGTTTGACCAAGGAAAAAAGCTAATCGTGTTGGTATCCCGAACTCAAGACCACGCAGTAAAGCTTTTGGGTACAATCAAAGACTGTTTAGACTATTCTCAGCAATTTAGACAGTTGTTTGGATATTGGGGGCAACATTCTGCTAGAAGTTGGGCAAAAGCTGAAGTAGAACTAAAAGATGGTTCTATGATTATCTGCAAAGGTACAGGTCAGCAGTTACGAGGCATCAAAGTAGGTAACCAACGCCCTACGCTTATAATTGTTGATGACCCTGAAGATGAAAACAACACCAAAACTGCTGAAGCAATGGAACACAATCTTCGATGGTTGCTGCAATCAGCAGTTCCATCAGTTGACCCTCAAAAAGGTAGAATTATTGTAATTGGCACTCCTCAACACGAAAGATGCTTAGTTGAAACCTTAAAAGTAATGAAGGGATGGACAAATAGAGTATTCAAGCCTGATATTGAAAAAGGTATCTCATTATGGGAAGAATGGTGGCCTGTAAAAAAATTAATTCAGAAAAAAGAAGAATTAGAGTCGATTAACAGACTTTCTGTGTTTTACAGAGAATATATGTGTGAAATCGTTGGAGATGAAGACCAACTGTTTAAAAAAGA